TTCAAAATACGGAAAAAACAGAAACAGGTTTAACTGGTTTTATAATGGCAACAGGTGGAACAATGACAACATGTGGTAATGATACTCTTCACACATTCACAGGCCCTGGCACTTTTTGTGTGCAAAACGTTTCACCAGTCGCAGCAAATAATCAAGTTTCATATATGGTAGTTGCAGGAGGTGGAGCAGGCGGTGGATCTCACGGCGGCGGCGGTGGCGGCGGAGGTTTTAGAGAAGATAGTAGCCCTACTGCACCTTACACAGGCTCACCTTTAGTAGGTGCTGGTGATATATCAATACCAGCAGCTGCGGCGTATCCAATTACGGTCGGAGCAGGAGGTGCTGGTGGTAGTGGTCCTCTTAATAATGGAAGTGATTCAGTTTTTTCAACAATAACTTCAGCAGGTGGTGGTGTTGGAGGCTCTTATGGTCCAACTATGCAACCTCAGACTCTAGGAGGTTCAGGCGGAGGCGGAGGCGGTGGACCAGCATGTCAAACTGGTGCATCTGGTAATACACCTCCCGTTAGTCCCCCTCAAGGAAATAATGGAGGAAATGGTGTAGCTGGTAGTAGACTTGTTGGTGGTGGCGGTGGTGGCGCAGGCGCTGCAGGTACCTCGGCAACCCCGAGTGGTGCTGGAGCTGGCGGTGCAGGAATAGCAACAAGTATAAATGGAACACCCACATTAAGATCTGGTGGTGGCGGAGGTGGTGGTGCAGCCCCATCTTACCCAGGCGCTGCAGGAGGACCAGGAGGCGGTGGAGCCGGTGGAACAGGATCTTTAGGTGCATTCGGAACTCCTGGAACAGCTAACACAGGTGGTGGTGGCGGTGGTGGAAATACGGGTGATGCTCCAGGTGGACATGGTGGTAGTGGAGGTTCAGGTATTGTGATAATAAGATATAAAACAAGTTAAAAATTATGAGTGAAATAAAAGTAAATAAATTAACACCAAGAACAAATTGTGGAACAGTTACACTAGGAGATAGTGGAGATACATTTACTATTCCTGCTGGTGTAACAATTACAAACAATGGAACACAAACAGGTTTTGGTAGAACAGGTGCTGTTAACTGGCAGACAACTCCAAAAACCAGTACGTTTACTGCAGTTAATGGAGAGGGTTATTTTGTAGATACATCTAGTGGAAGTGTGACTGCAAATTTGCCAGCTGGATCTGCTGGAGCAATTGTTGCATTTGCAGATTACGCAAAAACATTTGATACAAACGCATTAACAATATCTCCAAATGGATCTGATAAAATTAGAGGTATTGCTGGTGGTGTTAGTTTAACTACAGAGGGTCAAGGGACTACAATAATTTTTGTAGATTCCACACAAGGTTGGATTGATGTAATTGATTCAACAGCATCTTTAACTGGTAATGATAATTTAGTAGCATCAGGTGGAACTGTTACAACTTCTGGTGATTATAAAATTCATTCATTTACAGGGCCAGGAACTTTTTCTGTTTCACAAGTTTCACAAACAGCTGCTGATAATGTAGTTTCATATGCAGTTATTGCTGGTGGTGGTGGAACAGGTGGGGGAAGTTATGTAGGTGGAGCCGGAGCTGGTGGTTTTAGAGAATTTAGAAGTCCTATTTCAGGTTGTTATGCAGTATCTCCTTTAAATGGGTCTACTCCAATAACTGTAACAGCAACAAATTTTCCAATAACAGTAGGTGGTGGTGGAGCTGGTGGAGCAGGGACTCCATCTACAGCTGATGGAACTTCAGGTAGTGTTTCAACTTTTTCTACCGTATCTTCTGCTGGAGGGGGTCACTCACCAAAATATGGTGCGTCTCCTGCCAATGGAGCTGCTGGAGGTTCAGGTGGTGGTGGATCAGCCAATGCCGGTAGTGCTGGATCAGGAAATACACCTCCTGTCAGTCCAGCTCAAGGAAGCAATGGTGGAGCTGGATCAGGTAATGGCGGTGGTGGAGGTGGCGGCGCTACAGCAAACGCTTTACCAAGGAACTGTGGAGGAGCTGGTGGTGGACCGGGACCTTGTAGTGTTACTATTGCTGGTGGTGCTGGAGCAGACACATCAATTACTGGTAGTCCTGTAACTTATTCTGCAGGTGGTAAAGGCATAGGGGGTTCTCCTGGTGGTTTTTCTCCATCTCCTAATAGTGGAACAGCAAATACAGGAAAAGGTGGAAGTGGTGCAACTGCGGGGGGTGGTGTTGGTGGAACAGGTGGTAGTGGAATTGTAATAATAAGATATAAATATCAATAGTTGAATGATAATTAAAATTAATATATAAGGAGAAACATTATGGCACATTTTGCAAAACTAGGAGCTAACGGAAAAGTTATTCAAGTATTAACTTTGAATAACTCTGATATGCTTAACGCTGATGGTGTAGAAGACGAAACAGTAGGTCAACAATATTTAGAATTACATAATAATTGGCCTGCACAAATGTGGATTCAAACTTCATATAACACTATTGTTAATACACATAAAGATGGCAAAACACCTTTTAGAGGTAATTACGCAGGCATAGGTTATGAATGGGATGAGGACAATCAAATTTTTTGGCCTAAAAAACCTCATGCATCTTGGGTAAAAGATGTTCCAACTGCTAGTTGGAAATCACCTATTGGTGATGCTCCTGCATTAACTGCAGAACAAAATTCACAAAACGAAGCTGGCACTCACGTTTGGTGTTATGAATGGAATGAATCAGGCCAGTCTTGGGACTTGACAGACAGAAAAGCTTAAATTACAAAGGTATGTGGTATGCAGAAGAAAGTATTATCTGAAATAGCATTGTACTATGGGGATGTTTCAATGCCTAAAGGCTTTGAAATAAATAAGGATAAATTATTTAAGGACATTTTACAATCACAAATTCAAAACAAAGATTTTCCATTTTCAAAAACTTGGGATATGTTAAATACATATATACGAGATCATATTCATGCTGAATATGAAATGCAATTAATTAACAAAGAAACATGGGGCAATGTGTATAAACCCCAAGAAGTTACAATTCCATTATTAAATATAGATCCTGTAGATTTAAAAAATTCACCAGATTATACTTTGTTATATGGTGTTAAAGTTAAAAATTGTTTTGTGCGGATACATTACGAAGACAATAGACGTAAAGGTAGATCTTGGGATATAGAACTTAAAAATAATATGTTTATTATGTTTCCATCAACTTGTATGTATTACTTAACCAACACTCAAAAGGATAGTTTAAATTTTGTACAAACTATAACATATGAATTTGTCTAATTATTATTGGTATTTTAGTGGTGTATTGACACCTAAATTTTGTGATGAAGTAATTAAATATGCTAATTCAAAAAAAGAAGTCATGGCTAGAACTGGTGGGTATGGTGATAAAAAATTAAATAAAGAAGAAGTTAAGAACTTACAAAGAAAAAGAAAATCAGATTTAGTATGGCTTAGTGATAAATGGATATATAAAGAATTACATCCGTATGTTCATGACGCAAATAAAGCTGCTGGTTGGAATTTTCAATGGGAAAGGTCAGAACCTTGTCAATTTACTAAATATAAATTAAATCAATATTATGATTGGCATTGTGATAGTTGGGATAAACCTTATGATAAAGAAGGACCAGACAATGGTTTAATTAGAAAACTATCTATGACTTGTCAATTAACAGATGGTTCAGAATATAAAGGTGGTGAGTTAGAATTTGATTTTAGAAATTATGATCCACACATGCGAGACGAATCAAAACATAGAATACAATGTAAAGAGATATTACCAAAAGGTTCTATTATTATATTTCCATCTCATATATGGCACAGAGTTAAACCAGTAACATCAGGCACAAGATATAGTCTTGTTGTATGGCATTTAGGAAAACCATTTATATAATGTTTATTTACAAAGACTACATAGATAAAACAATTTGTAAAAATTTAATAAAATTACACGATAAGTGTAATAAAAAAATTAAGATAGATGACAAACACAGAACATACACACAAACTTTATGGCATCCAGAAAGTATAGAAATGACTGGTTACACAATAGAGTTAAGCAAAATTTTAAATAAATACAAATTAAAATATGTATATATAGATAAAAATCAAAATCCATGGGGCACAGAGGGAACAATAAAAATACAAAAATATGAACCTGGAGAAAATTATTTTGATTGGCATGCAGAAAATACAGGCTATGATCAAAATGAAAAAAGAATATTAGTTTTTACAACTTATTTAAATGATGTTTATAATGGTGGAGAAACAGAGTTTTACTACTACAAAGAAAAAGTAAAACCTAAAGAAGGTCTTACTGTTCTTTTCCCACCTTTTTGGACGCACGCGCATCGTGGAGCGATGACAAAAGAAATAAAATATATTATAACAGGATGGTATAGATATGTTCATTAATAATTATTTTCCAACAACTATTTGGTCAGAAGAAAAACCAGAGTATGTAAAGTCTTTAAATAAGGCAAGTAATAAACATATTGTAGAGGCAAGAAAAAGAAATAAAGACTATATAAAAAAATATACAGATTTTGGTAACTCCTATCATTCTACTTCTTTAATAAACGATAATGATTTTAGAGATTTTAGAGATTACATTGGTTTAAAATCATGGGAGTATTTAGATCATCAAGGTTATGATATGTCTAAATATACAACTATGTTTAGTGAGCTGTGGGTGCAAGAGTTTTCTAAAAAAGGTGGTGGTCATCATGGAGCGCACATTCATTGGAATCAACATGTATCAGGATTTTATTTTTTAAAATGTAGTAAAAATACATCATACCCAATATTTCACGAACCTCGAACAGGTGCAAGAACAACTAAACTACATATGAAACCAGACTTAAAAGGTGTATGGGCAGGCCATGAAACCTTTTTCTTAAAACCTAAACCAGGAACTTTAATTATATTTCCAGGATATTTAGAACACGAATATGCAGTTGACCATGGTATAGAACCTTTTAGATTCATACATTGGAATATACAAGCTATTCCAAAAGGGATGGCTAAAGAATGAGTTTTAAAAAAAATAAATACGCAGTTATGAAAAAAGCAATATCAAAAGACCTAGCTGCGTTTATAAGAAATTATTTTTGTATGCAAAAACAAGTTTATGATACCTGTAAAGTTGCAAGATACTTTTCACCTTTTGAAACTATTATTGGATACTACGAAGGTAAAGATGAACAAATTCCTGGCACCTATTCTCAATATGCAAATATAGCTATGGAAACTTTAATGTTAAAATGCCAACCAGAAATGGAAAAGGTAACAGGTCTTAAATTGTATCCAGCCTATACTTATGCAAGAATATATAAAAAAGGTGATGAATTAAAAAGACACAAAGATAGATTTAGTTGTGAGATATCTACAACCATGAATCTTGGTGGTGATAAATGGCCTATATATTTAAGCCCAAATGAAAACGTGGGTGTTGCGGATGGTAAAAAAATTACTAATGTTAGCAAAGCTAAAGGCATTAAAGTAAATTTAGAACCTGGAGATATGTTAGTTTATAGAGGTTGTGAGTTAGAACATTGGCGAGAAAAGTTTAAAGGCACGGAATGTGTACAGGTTTTTCTGCATTATAATGATCGTAAGACACCAGGGGCCAAGAAGAATATGTTTGATAAACGTATGCATTTAGGTCTTCCTAATTGGTTCCAACGATGATATAATCTTGGATGGAGGCACGGCACCACCACATACCCCGTGTCTCCTTTTAAGGACATTTATGAATTTAGGTTTTGACGCAATATCACAATTTCCGATTTCTCAATCGGCGGCTGATAATAAAGTTACTATAAATATTACTGGTAATAATTTAACTTTAGCTATTGGACCTGTAGAGATAGCAGCAGATGCTATTACAGAAATTCCTAATCCAAATCCATTAACACTTGGCGTTGGAACAGTTACATTGGTTGGTACAGCCAATATAGAAGCACCAAAAACACCACTAACTTTAGGAACGGGGACCGTTACAGTATCAGCAGATGCTAATGTAGAAGCATCTGGAAACAACTTGATTATAAGATCTGGATCTGTTACTATTGTTGGAACTGCGAGTATAGAAGCACCGGCTACCGCTATGACTTTAAGAACTGGCGAACCGGGCATTATTACGTGGAACGAAATTGTACCAGGAGCAACAATGGTTTGGACACCAATTAAACCGTACGGATAATATATGGCATCAACATTTTCAACAGATTTAGCATTAGAACTTGTAGCAACAGGTGAGAAAGCCGGTCTATGGGGAACAATAACAAATACTAATTTACAAGTATTACAACAATCAACATCGGGTGTAATTGATGTGGCAATGACATCTGGTTCAGATGTTACTTTAGCCTTATCAGACGGTGCTACATCTAATGGTAAAAATATTTATTTAAAACTTACTGGCACAATGACTGCCAATATTAATTTAATTATACCTGCATCAACAACTGGTGGTACAGCAACAAGAGTTTATATAATACAAGATGCTACAGATAGAACAACAGCAAACAAATATACATTAAGTATTAAAACAGCTGGATCATCAAATCCGATTCCTGTTCCTGTAGGATCAACAATGTTAATTCATTCTAATGGAACAGATGCAAGATTAGATATTTTACAAAAAGGTAATTTTGCAATTACATCTAGTTCTATTACTGCATACACAGCCGTGCCTGGTGATAACTTATTAATAGATACAGCTGCAGCTCAAGTTACAATTACACTACCAGCATCACCAACTATGGGTGATGAAGTATCTATAATGGACGTATCAGCAACTGGAGGATTTGGTTCAAACAAAGTGATTGTAAATAGAAACAGTCAACCAATAAGAGGTGCTGCATCTAATTTAGATTTAACAGCTAATAATCAATCGATTAAATTAAGATACACTAACGCAACCAAAGGTTGGCAATACGTATATAACGTAACATCATAGGAGTAAAAAATGCCGCTTACGAAAATTAAGTTTGCTCCTGGAATCGACAAACAAGATACATCGGTTGGAGCAGAAGGTCGTTGGGTAGATTCAGATAATGTAAGATTTAGATATGGACTACCAGAAAAAGTTGGTGGTTGGCAATCTCTTTT